CCTATACCACACATAACACCCCAGACTTGCATATCTGTAAGTTCATTAGTATTAATAAGACTATTTACTTTTTTTTCTAGTAGTTCTTTTAACATTTGTTTTCCTCTTAGTTGTTTGTTTTTTTGGAGTTAGAAAATCTTTTATTGCTTCTAACCATCTCTTAATCATTGTCATTGTTGTTCTCCTCGGTTTTCTTTTTACCGAATATTTTATCCCAGTTATCTCTATAGTCTTGCGTATAGAATCCAGGTCTAGGATTAGCACCCTTGCTTCCGTGAGTATTTTTATATATAGGTGACCTAAATGTTATTGGTTTTTCGTCACTACCTATTTGTTTACCCATCTTACCACTTCACCTTATCAGCCCAATAAGCTGCTGACATTTTACCTTTAGCAATATTTCTTCTGTGTCTAGCTTTAAAAGACTTTCTTTTCATTTTTATTCTACGAGATTCACCCGCTTTAGGTTTTCCTGCAGTCTTAGCTCCTTGTTGTCCAAACCGAATAGTTTTAATTTTATTACCTTCTTTAGCAACAACAATGTGAGACTTAGTAGGATGATTAGGAGTACGCTTAGGTTTGTTGTAACCACTAACTCCTGCTCGTTTTAGTCTGCTATCAGCTTTACCACCTTTAGCCATTCTAAACTTTGCTGTCTTTTCTGCAATTTTCTTAGGTTGTTTAGAGTGTTGCTTACCAGCAGCTTTGTCTTTACGTTTAGCTGCTGTGGTAGCTGCATATTCTGAATCACTCAAAGCTTCTCTAGCTTTTTTAGGTAAATATCTTTCACCTGTTTCACTAGACTTCTTACCAGACTTAGTTCCCCAGTCTTGGTCTCCCCAAGATTTTAAAGATTGTTGAGGTTTCTTTAACATTATTTGTAACCACCGCCTTTAGCTTTGTATTGTTTAGCTAACATCTGAGCTTTACGTGCAGACCACTGACCTTTTTTACCACCTTTAGTTCCTGCTTTGATTGCATTAAACAATCTTTTACGCATTGTAGGTTTAGTATAATTACCTGCTTTGTTTACTGTTGATTTTGCCATTAGTGTACTATCCTATCGTTTTCT